AGTCCAAGAACTCTACATGTTGGTTGAATACCTTGGCGAGAACGTAGACAAACTAAAAGAACAGATGGAGTCAGAGATTCCAATGATACTTAAGAATGATATGGTCATACAGTTTCACGAAGAAAGATTAATAGACTTAGAGGAAAGAAAAAATGGAAACCATTAAAGTTGTGTTTGCAATTCTGATGATACAAAATGGTTCGACAATAGAGATGGTTCCAACTAATGGTCTTAGTGATTGTCTCAAACAAAAGCGTACTATCTCTCGTAACATTGGAGAAGATCAAGCTGGTATCTATATGCAATGCAAAGAAGTAAAAGCAGAAGTGTATGAAGATATGGGAAGATTAAAAATTAAGAAGATTATAAATTAAACATAATTAACTCTCTTGCTCCAGGCTTTATCAGATCCACCAGATTCAACTCTTTTATATTCTCTCATTACCCATTCAGGTTCTAATCCTGCTAAGCTACAAACTATTTGGAAATCTTCTGTGTTGTCAGTTAACCAAGTGCGAGCTAGATATATAGAATTATTATTTGGTCTGTCTTGAGTCTTGCCATTCTTCTTACGTTTAGGTGGAAGTATCTTTCTAGTCGCATCATGGAATTGTTGGGCTATAACATTAACCCATAAGTTTTGTTCTGGTGTCATTGATAAGTTCCTTTACTTTCTCAAGGTAGACAATGGCATCTGCCAATTCCTCTTGTGTATCTTCAATCCATTGAAGCAAAGGTTTATCAGCAGTACGCATAGTATTACCGTATTCTATAGTTCCGTTGTTTGATCGTTCAATCATCTTCGCACAAATCTTACTAACCAACTCATCCTTACAAAGTTTCTTTACATTCTCTATCATATAGCACCAGCTTTAGTTAGTGTTTGAAACTGAGAACCATACATATCATTATCTTTTCTACGGAAGTTATCTTTCTCTTTGAGTCTTATAGATTCTTTCATAGCTAGTAGATGTTGTTTATATTCATCAGTTTGTCTGGCCCAATGTTCTTTCATTGTACCTGATAAATCAGCTGGAGCTTTAAATACCTGTTCAGCAAGTATAGTTTTAAGATACTCCTTAACATAAGTAGCTTGAGCTACATGTTCTGCTTCAGTATCTTCGTTATCATAGTTTTGTTGGAGAGCTTTCTCCATACCTTCTCTTGTAATGATTGTCATTTAGCCTCCTGTAAATCACCTTCTACTAATTCTTTAATTTGATCTGCTAACCAAAATATAGAACAGTAAGGATTATTTTCGTTTGCTTTACACAACATTATTACTTCATGTATTAATTCATTCTTAGTCATGTTACTCCTTTCTAGAATGGTACTTCATCATCAATATCATCATCAACATTCTTTACAGTTGTACCAGGATATGCATCTTTGATTTGATCTACTACATTATTAGTCGCATTGTTGTATCCTTCTTGACCTATTAAAATCCATTTAGCTACTTCACCTGCTGGATCTTTTAGTTGGATACCTTTCTCATGGTGTAACGTCATAAGCACTTCAGTTATTCGACCAGCCAATCCTACTGCTATCATATCTTGTGGTAAAGCCTTAGAACTATTCGGTGTCGCTTTCGCTCCACCGCTTGATGTTTCTGTTTCGTTTACATCTTTATCTGGTCTTTCTACTTTGAATGCAGTAGCATTACCATTACGTTCTTGTCCATAATGTACGAGAACTTCATCACCAACTGTTACTTGTGGATCAAACTTACAATAGAACTTTATCTTAGTTCCACTTTGATTTAGTACAACAGGCATGAACCATTGATCCTTACCTGGTTTAGGTGCAGATATATAATCTACTTTACCTACTGATTTATTTAACTCCATATATTTCTCCTTGTAGTTAATTGTTCCAATTCTCTTTAGCGTACTCACGATCCTCCTCACTCCACTTATACCCATCAGTATTAAGTGGTACCATTTTCATTGCTGTTTCTGTATTGGGTACGTTAGCCATAAATACTTCCAAAGACTCAAACGAATTTATCATAGTCTTATAATTTTGGCTAATCATTTCGTCAGTTAATTCAAACACTTTGAACTTTTTATGTGACGCATAGACCAATGTTACTGGCTTACCTAACAATACTGAATACAAAGACTGTTGCCTTACATGATCTTCTCTTGGCTGTGATGGTACAGCTAGGGTAGCTTTCGTATCTATGATTAGGTTCTCCCATTCAAAGTCTGTTACAGTAGTGATAGGATAGTCTAGGGTGTCCAATCTGTGACGTTTGTAGCTTTGGAATAGGTGAGGTACTCCAGCGTCAGGAAAGTGTTCTTTGATAGCATTTGAGAGGTTTAAAGCTATACTGCCTACTTTATCTGTTTCATCAAACCATTCACCATCAAACTGATTGACCATATGTTTAGTGCAATGTTCTACTACATCAGCATCTGACCTGTTATAGAATAGATTGATAGCACAACCAAATTCTGCTGAGTTACCCATAGCCATACGAGGTGTAGTCTCAGATCGTTTACCTAATAAGTTTCTATATATCCATAGTGAAGGATTACCATACCAATCATTACCCTTACTTGCACTATGTCTGTACTCATTTATTTTCATTGTATTCCTTTCTCGAATAACTTATATTTTTTTTATGTCTAACTTTGATGAACCTCATTTTAATTATAATAGAGAAATCATAATCACTCAACCAAATAAGGACAAACCTGCACACATTGTAAACATCCGTGAATCTTCTATAGAGACTATGTATTATCGTAGGCATATAGATCACATTCAATATGCAGCTGGCTCTATCTTTAGAAGGAAGTGGGAGATGTCTCAACTTATTTCTAAACCAGAGATAGGTGTACGAGTAGATCATTCTGCTAACCCTACAATAGCTGATAATAAACTAGATGCTATCCAAGAACTCAATAGATTGCATAGTGTTATTGGCCAAAAACCTTACGAACTTCTTGAATATGTTTGTGGTTTCGGTAATACTATTAAGCAAATGAATGCTAAATTTAAACTATCTAAAGCCAGAGGTGGTGTTAGATTCCGTGAAGCTCTTGATGAAGCATCAATATTCTACGGATTAAAAGACAAAGGTAATACTATTCGTGGCAATAAGAGACGCTAAACATTTAAAGAATGTTAGGGATAATCCCTGTTCTTACTGCAAGACTGATATAGATATTCAGGCTCATCACCTGACTCACATCAAACCTAACGGAATGTCTATGAAGTCTGATGATTGTTGGACTGTACCTTTATGTCCTATGTGTCATCACAAATTACACCACTACGGAGAGCGTAGATTCTGGATAGAACGTAACCTTGAACCAGGTATCTATGCAGCTATACTCTATCAAGTATCCCTTGACAAACGTAATCCTTAACTTATAAAAGTAATTAGAATAACCAGAGGTGTATCTAAGTGCCTGATAACAAACAACTTTCTAAATCAGAAAGATATCTCAAAGATCTAGATATGGATAGACTAGTAAGTGGTATCCAAGAAAGTCTAGGCTGTCCCTATAAAGTAGCTAATGCTATAGGGAAACTTATATCTTCAAAGATCTATTTAGAAATAGTATGCGAAGAAGAAGATATGCAAGATTATATTGAGAATCTAGAGGATCAGTTTCATTCAGATTATGTCAAAGACCAAACAGTCCATTAATAATAAATCAGTTAAAGTCCATTGTACTGATATTAAAATAGAAATCACTAGCCCAGATTTCAATGACGACAATCTTACAGATTGTTATGGACACTATCTCAAACGTAAAAACTTAATTCAAATACAAGCAGGTCTATCAGATATTGATGAGGCCAACACAGTATTCCACGAACTCATGCACTCTATAGCCTGGCTCACTTGTGAGACTAATGAAGGTGGTGCATTAGATAAAGATGATGTTGAAGAAAGAATCGTCAATAACTTCAGTAACTATTGGATCGGTATCTTTCGTGAAAATAAATGGCTGCTTGATTACTTCAAAGAAAAACTTTAGCGAGAGCCTCATGCCACCAGGTAGCGAACCTGACTCGACTTCGGCTCTCTGTTCTCTTGAGAATATTTTAACGAGTATGTATCGCAGTGCTATTTTAGAGATACGACACACACTCTATTGGATCCAAATATCTATTTACTTTCTATCTGTAATGGATTGTAGTCAAGACTGATACCAACTTCTTTACTTAATACATTACTAACAACTTGCATGATATTAGAATCAGAACCTGCTGACCATATAATATCTTTAGCTCGTTGATGAGCTTGATCTAATTGCAACAAAGCCTTACCTTCAGATGATTTAATAAACTCACGATCAAGTGTTGCCTTAGCTAACTTAGTTAGATTAGATACTATCTCACTATAATTTCTATTGTAATTAGAATACATACCTTCAACTTCAAGCATTCTAGTTATTGTACTTGCCATGTGACTAAGAAGTTTATTGTATTTATTTTCTAATGATTGTAACTCTGCTAGTTCTTTCTTAAGACCTACTTCTTCTACATATTTAGGATATAGTTTCTTAATCATTTTTTCTTTAGCACTAGATTCTTTTAGTTCTAATGATCTTTTGTGATTGTATATCTCATCATCTACTCTTGATAAGAAATACTCTCGTTGTCGTTCACTCATTTTAGCCATTGGCTTTTCCTTTCTGTTAAGTGTTAAATATATCTATCTACTTCGTAACTCTACTAAATAATTTTCTAAAGCAATTAACATAATATCTTTTTCTGTAATATTAATTTCTACTTTTTTTGTACCAGGATATACTCTATTGATTTCTTTAAGAGTAAGATCTTGACATTCTTTTAGTATACTATTTACTTTATTGAATTGTCTTTCATCGAGATAGAATGCTTTATACTTTCCGTTTCTCATTGCTTTCTGTTCTTGGTAATCGTTCATCTTTCAATCTCTTTCTAACTTCATCTTTGATATGTTTGGCTGTTTCATTATCAACGCCATCAATGATTAGATGTTCATCCAACCAATCTTTATCTTTTACTTGTGCCATGTAATCCATGAACTGATCTAATTTAAAACTCATTCTTCATTCTCCTCATCTGGTATTTCGAAACAATAGTGAACATGATCGAAAGTCATTTTATCTCTTATCCATCTAACTGGACACTCATCTAACCAGTCGTGAAACTCCTCACTCATTGGACTTATCTTCATAGTTTAGAACCTTTCTAATGTAGCAATAGGGACAACCTGGACTCCTTGGCCATCCCTATCTATTGAGTACGATACGCATGAATCGTTAGCCTTAAGCGGTAACTGTCGAGAGGTAGTTATATATCAGCTGATTCAAACTACTTAGACAGCTAGCATCATAAGAGGTAACCAAACAGTTTGGCTCCTGTACTCAAATATTTTAACGAGAAGCCTAGTAAAGATACCCCGGAAGTGGGTCGAAAGCTACTAGACTTCTCTATCAACTGCACTTTACGACTAAAAATGCAGTCGAATATTTTAAGGCGGTAGGATATAGGAAAACCTACCACCCATTTCTCAGGGGAGAAACTTTATTTTATATAAGATGGTTTAGTTACTACACTAAACGCAACTCTTGGGTTATCAACCAATGCTTGTGCTGATTCATAATCAATTAACTTATTGATCTCAATCATCAAGCTATTAGTTACCTGTATAGGTACATAACCTTCAATACCATCTGGTACATATTTACCATCTTGGTTTAACCATTTAACTTTTGGATACGCTTTGATGTATATCTCCTGATGATCCTCTGGGTTCATTGCTGGATTGTTCATACTCTTCTCCTTTCTTATAAATTCTACTGATATCTTCAGTAGTAATTAAGTTATAATCTTTCAAT